CCCCTCGCGGGGCGTCTTTCTGGGTTGGCGTAAGGTACACCATTTCCCTTTTTGCCCGGTCAGACACTTGGAAACCTACCAAGTGTGCGATCTGATCGAGCGTGATGATGCCTTTTTAGGGGCCCTTCGCTGGGCTAGTCAAGATATTTGTGTTAAGGTTTGGATAGGCGTTTTTTAGCCATTACGTTGTTCCACAAATAGGAACTTAACTACCAAATACTTAGTCAAATATCAAGACTCATCATCATGGCCGGGTAACCGGCCGAAGAAAAAGTAGCCAAAAGGCTGCTTTCTGAGCGCACCCTTAAATAAGGTGTCTACTAGGATCCCACTCTTTACTCTTGAAGGTCAGCTCATCATGTCACTTAGTATTTGTTCGCTCCTCCTTTCGAAAGAGAGACGGCGCATTGCCGATGCGATGTGGCAGATGATTGAACCTTCCAGCGAGTTCGGGAATCCTTTCGTCGATACGGTTTCACAGTCACCTCAAGAAGCCGTGCAAAAAAAGCACGAGCTTGAGGAGAAACCCAAGTGACGACTACTGGTCCATTTATCCGGACCGAAAGTACTTTAACCTGGTATCACTACCAGTGGTGGTATAGGCAGACGCCGCCCTACGTGGCTCCGTTGGCTTATAAGCAACTAAAGCGGTACTTTACGATGGTTAATTCAAGCTACCCCACAGGAACGCCGGCGTCACCTCCATATGACGCTTTTAACGGACCTGCGGAGGCATTGGCTTATAATAAAGCCTATGCCAAGTTTAAGGATGCCATCGGGGACGCGGCCTCACTAGCCGTGAATATTGCTGAGCGAAAACAGGCAATGGACTCAATGACGAAGCGCGTCATGCAAATGGTGCGCTTCTCTAGAGCCGTAAAGTCTTTTCGCTTCGGAGAGGCTGCCCGAGCATTAGAGCTCGTGGTTGTATCCGAAACAAGTACGAGTGTAAGGGTCAAGAGATCCAATCACTCGAAGAATTCATCGTGGGACCGAATGGTCGCTACCGAGCGACTAAAAGGTTTCAACGCGAAGACTCTTTTGGATGCTCCGACCTCTGGTCAGATGCACAAAAGGACGCCACCGCGCTACCGCAAGGAGGATGATTCTTGGGAGCTGTTCTTTAAAAGAAACGCTTCACACTATGGCAGCAACTATCTGGAATACCATTTCGGATGGGAGCCTTTGATGAAGGATATTCAAGCCTCATTTAATCTGTTTACAGATCCGATGAGAGATCGTTTGGGAATGAAGACGCTTGGGAAAGGGACCTCACGGTCTGTTACCACGCCTGTCGCCCACGATCCGTATTCGGTTTGGACCGAATACGATTGGACCACGTCTTGCACTATCCGTGCAAGAGTGAAAATCTCCGACTTGAACCTTTATCGACTCGAGCAGTTGGGGTTGCTCAACCCGGCTGTTTTACTTTGGGAATTGGTTCCTTTTAGCTTTATTGCTGATTGGTTCTCGAACGTCGGGAGTTTCCTGGCGTCGTTTACGGACTTCATTGGTTTGGAACTTAAGTTCCCCCAAGTCGTCACATTCTCAAAGATCAAAGAGACCCAGTACTACAGGAAGCAACAACTCTCACCGCCGTACGCTTGGTACAACGTGGGGATTCGCTACTATGAGGCTGTCTCTGTTAAGCGTGTCATCGGAATCAGTGGACCGACGCTCGCTTTTAAGGCCCTTAAATGGCCCTCAGTAACTCGTGGCTTGACGGCCGTGAGTCTGCTAACTGGTCTCTACGATACAGTTCAACATCGTAGGTAAACCGTGACTAGCATTTTGCTAGTTGCTTGTTCCCTTTCTTTAAGGAAATCTCGATATGCCTAATATGGCCGCTATCACCGTCAAGAAAAATGACGGCACCACCGATCAGGTCTGGTCAAACGTCCAGGCCTCCGGTGGCGATCGCTCTCCCGCTATCTGGCGGAATACCTCCGTGGGCACAGCCCCGGCTTTCAACCCTGAAGCTCGCATGACGAGTCGGCCCAATGCCGATCTCACTGTCCGGCGAGTGGAGGTTGGAATGTCGTGGCCACAGTCCGTCGTCGGTACCGATGGTGTCACCCGCAAGGTGAACACGTACGGCTTCAAGGGTGAGTTCGTGGTGCCCCAAGGGATGCCCGATGCTGACCGCAATGAAGCTGCTTCGCAGTTCACCAACTTGCTTGCGTCGGTCCTGTTCAAGGACTGCACGAAGGCCGGCTTCTCCGCGACGTAAAGTCCAGGAGCACATGCATGACACCCACCCTTTCACGTGAAGTGAAGAGTGTGGCCCTCGCGCTTTGCGACGGCCTCTCCGGTCCCCTCTCAACAGCCATAAAAAGCTGCATCGAAGAGGAACGATGGGATGACTTCCTTAAAATTGAAGTCCGCCCCAACATGTACTCAGATCCCGAGAGCTACTTCTCTGATGTAGCTTGTATTTCCTTTCTAAGGAAGTATGAACCTCTACCGACCAGCATCGACCGTAAAACAGTCGCGGTGACGTCGTTCTTTGAGGCAGAGGGTACGTGTTATCGAACCAATCAACGTCTCCTACCCTTCATCCACGGCACCTTTGGTCCGGAAGATGAAGCGATGTCCGAGTTCATCTCGGTCGTTCGGAAAGAGGTAGAGACTATCCTTGGTCCCAAGCCACCGACCAAACGGGTGGATTTGCCTAACGGCAGATCCTTCCGAGCGGATTATCCGGGAAGGTTTGGCCCAGGTTCGACTTACGGAGATAGGGGTAGTCTCACGACTATTCCTGATAAAATGTCCTCAAGTCCCACACTTACCCGGGACGCCTGGCCTTTTCTTGTGCCCTGGAGCTCAACGCTCTGGGGACAGGCCTGTGCATCTCGTGGAGAGACGATCGACATCGTTCGGGGGAACCGTTTTACAACAGTTCCTAAGGATTGCACTAAGTTTCGTGGCATTGCCATTGAACCAAGTGTAAATCTCTTCTACCAGCTTGCCTTTGGGCAGGCTATGAAGGACCGGCTGAAGTCACAAGGTTTGAACCTAGTGACAGCGCCTGAACTTCACAAGCTGGTCGCTTGTGAATCCAGTATCTCTGGAAAGTACGCTACGATCGATCTCTCCCAAGCTAGTGATAACCTTGCAAGCAGTCTGGTACAACTGCTGCTGCCCCCAATGTGGTATGAACCACTGAATGACCTCAGATCACCGTACACGGAAATCGTGCACGCTGGCGTCAAAAAGAATATACTGCTGGAGAAATTCAGCAGTATGGGGAATGGTTATACGTTCGAGCTGGAAACCGTCATATTCATGGCGATTTGCCGAGCCGTTTACGTCATCCGAGGCCATAAGCCCTGGATGAGCAAGAACGTGTTCGTCTTCGGTGATGACATCATTGTCAAAACTGAGCTAGCAAAGGACGTACTCGCTGCATTGCGATACTTTGGATTCAGCCCTAATGGGAAGAAAACCTTCTTAGATGGGCCATTCAGAGAAAGTTGTGGTGGTGATTACTTTGGGGGTGTGGACGTACGTCCGTATTTCCTGAAGGAGTTGCCGAGTGAACCTCAGCAGTATATCGCAATGGCTAATGGCATCCGGGCGATGGGCTTTACTGACCATCTACCTGGGTACCGTTGGCCTTCTATTCGTCGTGCTTGGTTTATCGCTTTGGACAATCTCCCAAGCGACATCCGCCGTTGCCGGGGCCCAAAAAGTCTCGGCGACCTTTTCGTTCACGATGAATCCGAGTTCTGGTTTACTAGAACTCGTGGCAGCGTCCGTTACATCCGTGTCTATCGACCCGCCCGCTTCAAAAAAGTAGGGTGGGATCACTTCGATAGTGATGTAACTTTGGCTGGAGCCTGCTATGGAGTGCCATGGGGAAACGGGGCAGTGATGCCTCGGGACCCTGTGGTTGGCTTCAAGCAAGGCTGGGTGGTGCACTACGGAATACCGTTGCGCGCCTGACAGGATTGATTTCCCTGTCGCTTTTTGGTCCTGACATTTGGACCTGGAGGTAGGGTTTCCTACCA